GCAAGACCGCCATGGATAACATGAGATGAGAGTGAAAGTTTGCGGTTTCCTCCGCTCGCCCGTATAATATCAAAAAACTTTAGTGACATTCAATGACATTTAGTGACATTTAGTGACAATGAAAGGCAAAAAAAAGTGCCTTGAAGCCGCTTATTTACTGGCTTCAAAGGCATTCGAAAATTTTTTTTTATTTTTTACAAAACACGAATATTTATTCGTCTTTTCCCTGTTTTTTAGCTTGGTTTACTATCATTTTGTTTGCATTTATAAGAGCATATCCATGTATTCTGAATACTTGTCGCCGGTAGCTATCCCTTTTTTCTTTAAAGTTCCGTCGCTTTCCAAAAATGAGGTCGGTAATTATATCCCAAGTAAGGCCATCCATATACCGAGCTAACATAATTTGCCTCTGGTCAGCTCTAGGCAATGAATTGATTATACCAGTCAACAGTTCATATTCTGCATCTTCTTTTGATAATAATATCCGCACGTGGTCTTTTATGCCCGCAAGCGCTCTCCGCCCTGTTAAACTGTCATCATTTTGTAAAACTTTAGCCCGCTGCTCCTCTATTTCAATTTCGGCCAATAACATGCGATATGCTTTGAGTCTTTCCTTCATTGGCGACTTTTGCTTCACTGGATCGCCTCCCTTTTTCATTCGTCTTGTCTTTTGGGCCATTTTATGTGCTGGCCGCAACAGGGGCAATATCTGAATATATGCTTGTTCTCAAATTCTGCTTCTATATATGGAATAGCCCGGCCGCATCGGCACCTGTATAAATGCCGTTTTCCTACGCTGTATTCTTTTTGTATGTTTTGCGGAATTTCTTTTTTCGCCGCTTCAATTACTGTATTTATTGCGTCCTTATAATTTTTAATGTGTGAGCTGTCCGCAATAGGTTGCAAATATTCGATTGCGTTTGCTATGTTCATTCTAACGCCCTCCTGTCCTCTTT